CCTAACATAGCATCAATGTATTCTTGTGGGAATCCTTCTGCTAATGCTTTAGCAGCGAATGCTTGTTTTGAAGCACTTGATAAGTTTGTTGCTTTCTTCATTTCTCCGTCAGACTTTGCCCAACCAGCTTCTTTACCTGCAGTACACCCACAGCTTTCACCAGCATATTTCTCACCACAGCTCTTGCACTCTTTATTCATTGCCTTAACTTCTTCATCTTTGTTTTCAGCAATTTTGACAAGTTGTTCTCTGTAAGCTCTTCTTTGTGCAAGCTTTACATTCTTGTCATTTTCTGCTTCAATTTGAGATTGAATTTTGCTAGCAAGTCTAACTCTTCTTTCATGTCTAGCTGCTAAAATTGTGTTTGCTAATGCCTTGTCACCAGATGCTAAAGCTGCTTCAACAGCTTCTGCACTTAATTGTGAAGGATGATTGAATACAATTGAAGCTTTTTTTGTTGGTTTTTTAGGACCTTTTCTGACCATATCTTTATGATCTTTATCATCTTCATCTGTATCTTCTACATCTGTATCTTCTACATCAGTGTCTTCATCTTCTACATCTTCGTCTTCATCATCTTTAGATTCATCTTGTTTCTTTTTGACATGTTCTCTTAATTGCTCAGGAACATCACTAAGATCTTCTGCATCTTCTTTTGATGGTTTTTTCTTATCACCAAGCTCTTGAAGCATCTTTTTGGTTTCATCGTCCATTTTCTTAGGTGCTTTGGCTTTGGCAAGTCTTTCGTTAAAGTTGTCCCAATCAATACCTTGAAAAACAAGGTCAGAATCAAGAGCTTCTTCTTGAATTCTGTTTGGGAAAATTCTATCTGCCATAATTATTTTTTCTCCTCAAGAAAGAATACATTACTGATTTCTTATTAAAAAACAATAAATCCTGTATGTATTTAATTAGTATCTTTATCTAAAATAAGCTTTTTTCCCTTTAAAAGAAGCTTATCCCCAATTTTTATTTTGTTGTTTTTGAACATCCCTTGATTTGCTTCTACAACAAATTGAACATTATTTGAATTTGGGACACAGGATTTTTCACTGTGAGCATCCATATCTTTAATATCTAAAATAGTAAAATTTTTATCTAAGAATGCTAAAGATAAACCAAAATCAACATTTTTATTCCAAAATGAATAACAATCTGGATAATCAAAAACAAAAACTGCAACTTCATCTTCACCTAAAGGTTTTGCATGCATAAGACCTTTAGTTCTTAATTTGTCATTATCAGCAATAAATCTAATATCGAACTCTGAACTAGGTTCGGAAAGGTTCAGTCAGCCAGCAACTTTCTTAAATCTTGATGAACTAGCTTTTACGCTTCTTGCTTCTTCAAGATCAAATTTGTCTTTTGATCTTCCTTTTCTAAACTCATTAACTGTATTTGTACTGAGATAATGATCTCTTAAGGCTAATCTTGCTTTATCAGTAAGTTCAACAGATCTTCCATACCCAGTAACTAATCCAGCAGTCTTGAGTGCTAATAAATCGTTGTCTGAAATATCATGAGGAACTGAGCAAACTTTGGTATCTTTACTAAGTGCCATTTGACTTGCAGCAGTTACTAATTCATCAGAATTAGCATCAATTGTTCTAAGCATTTCAATATAAGAAGTACTAATTTTAGCTGCTTCTCTATTAACTGAAGGAGTAATTCCTAAAAGTTGAATTTGGATATCTGATAATCCAAGACCTTCCATAGAAGGACCGTCGAAAAGTTTAGCATGTAAATCTAAAGAGTGAACTGGTTTGATTGGTATTGGCATAATTTTCTCCTATATAATTCTATTTTCTGGCAATCTTCTGACATCTGCATCTTCATCATCTCTATTTTCGTATTTAAATCTTTCCAAAAATGTTGGTTCATTAATTGCAGAAATTCCTAAAGTATCTGGAATAATTACTTTAGCTCCAGAACCATCAACTTGTTCTGGATGATTTTGTGCTTCTATAGAATTCATCTCATCTGCAGAAACATTTTGACCATGACCCTCAGGTTCTATTTTTCTTGGATTATGATAACCTGATGGAGTTGGAACACCTTGTCTAGCTTTGTCTAAATCTTTGTTTTCTTCCTCAATTTCTGACCAAGGAACCATATGATTAGTATTGTCCGTTACGTTGATACTTGTCTGAGGATTGTATTGAGACACTTTGATAAACAATTTATCTGACAAAGCAAAATTGTGTTGTTTGTCAAGTAAGTCACATATAACAAGAATTTTATGAGATAATTTGCTATTCATTAAACTGTGTGTCCTGATATCCCATAAGTGTTAGTTTTATATATGTCTTCTACTCCTCTATTGGTTTTTTCATCACCATTGAATTCATAATAAGAAGTAGGCATTTTATTCTTGTTTAACTTTTCCTCAATAGACATATTTGGATCATTAGCATTTAAATATTGACCACCAGGACTTGGTTTATTTTGTAATTGTGAAGGACTAATATTAGCTTTTCCATCAGGATTAGGATAATCTTGTATAGTTGATTCATTCCAAGTTGAAGAAGTTCCATCCCTATTTGATTTGTTAGAATTATTAAGATAACTTTCTAATCCTTCAAAACCATCTTTGCCATCAAGTAAAACATATGACATTTCAGGAATTTTGTTAAATCTTTCATCAAATTTTCTTTGTTCACCAGGAATAGGATCAGTTACTTCAGATCCAAACAATCCAATTGCATAATTTTCATCATCATGATTTGCTACTTCTCTAGCAATACGAATTAATTGATCTTCTGTTAATGCAAAATGAGATCTTGATGGTCTATCTGGATCTTGATATTTTTCTCTTGGATATTCAGTGTCTTTGCTATATTTATGTCTAGCTTCGAGACTTTGTTCCATAGTCATAAGATGCTTTTTATCTGTCTTGAGATTTTCTTTTATGTATGATGGAGAATTTTTAAGAAGACTATCTGCCTCTTTCTCTAAATTCTCTTTGTAATTGTGAAGTATTGCTCTGTATTTAACTTGCAATCTTTCTAGTGGTGTAAGTTCATAGTTAATAAAACCCATTTCAACATTTTGTTTGTGAAACATTGTTAATCTAGTTTCTATGTTGTCATCGTTAAATTCAGCATCTTGATGGGTTCTGCTAAGTATTTTTTCAAAATTGTCATCTTCATTGATGTACATATTTACAGCATTATTAGCTCCCATGCTTTTACCAACACCCATTGGTTTTCTGCCAGGAGTAAATGGAGATGGTGTTCCTCCACCTCCAACACCACCGAATTGAGCTGTTCTTACATTCTTAGACATAATGATTTTTTCTTATTAAAATTATTAATAACCTTTAAAATTATCTTCTATTCAAATTGACCATTTTTGATTTAGGAAGTCTTTGAACAATTTTATTTGTTAGACATTCGTAACTTACTGCAGCTACAGCATCACAAATATCATCTTTATATCCTGATAATGCTTCAATGTAATACCTTTTTCCTTTCCATTTTTTTTGTAGGAATAAGAATTGAGTTTTTGCTTCTTGTATTTCATTTAATGGGACAAGCTTATTATCGTAATCAAAATAAGCTCCTCCTGAAAGATCATAAATATCTACACGATCATCTCTAATAAGTTGAGATAATTCTGTATATATTTTTTCTTTATATTCTTTATTGAATTGTCTTTCTACAATCGGAACTCCATTTGATTGAAGTCTAATAAGAGAAGATTGAGAATTCCATTGATCTATAGAAACTTGTTTAAATCTAAATCTTCTGTGTAAATCAATGACATATTCTTCAACATCTTTTTCTTTTACGGGTTGATTTTTTGTCATAGGGTTCCAGTAATGAATATGATCAATTACAACTCTTTTGAGTGGTTTAAAGTCTGGTCCTATAGTTCCGTACATATTTTCAGTATGAGCAACTACAAGAGCATAATAATCAGAAGTTCTCGCAGGATCTAAGTGACAAAAATAATCAAAAAATCCAGTTGCAAATTCTTTTCTTTTGACCATTGACATGCTCTTAAACATCCTGTCAATATCATCTTGAACAAACATAGGATCAGAAGAAGATGCACCAAATTCTGCTCCATATTGCATTTGAAACTCTACTGGATTTTTCTTCTTTTGTTCATCTAACCAAGCTTTATCAATGTTTGGATTAGTTAGCCAAGTGGGCAGTTTCATTACTAGTGTACTTTGGTCTTCTAATCTATTCTCATGTAAATCAAATAAAAGACCAATAGGACCTTTAGGGTTGGAAAGAAGCATCATTTTTCCATCTCTACCAAAAGTTGCAAGAGATGGTTTTAAGTCATCATATAGAGCATAGTCAACACCAGAATCAGGATTGTCTCCTGCCATAGCTGCAACTTCGTCCATAATAATAGACCAACACGTAAGACCAACAAGACCTGATGCATTACTTGAACCGCATCTAAGTACCAAACTACCTGAAAATGGATTTAATCCTTGTTCTGATCTTCTGTCATTTTCTTTTCTGTCATGTTCAGTATAGAAACGCATTTCAAGTTCAGTATCTTTTCCAATATAAGGAGCAAAGAATGGAGAAGCAAGAACTGTTTGTTTGATTTTTGAGAAGATTGCTTTTTTAGCTTGCTCTTCATTTCTAGCAACATTAAGTAGAACTATTTCATCAAATTCCATCAATCCGTATCTTGATTGAGGATGTCCCATAGAAATCAATCTATATAGTTCATAAAGTGCCATAGCAGAAACAAGAAAGGACTTACCTGAACGTCTACCAAGTACTAAAACTAATTCTTGAAATTTATATCTATTTTCGCATTTATCCAAAACTTGCATTCTTAATTTTGGATCAAATTCTTCTGAATTTATTAAATCAAGTTCAGATTGAAAACAGTCAATAATAGGTCTCTCTTCTAATAAAATAACTTGTTTTTCAGCATCAGGGTTTGTTGCTTCATCTTTAGCAGCTTGATATCTTGATTTATTTATTTCTGGGTTTTGTCTTCTGCATTGTAAACATGGAGAATTTACAACACTGAAAATTGTTTTAAAAGGTTTTCCTTCTTTGTAGCTTTTATGAAATTGTTTTTCATTATCATTTATATAGCTCCAAACACATCCATCACAATCTTCTTGATTTTCACTGTCTTCAATTTTTAAGTTTGTATTACCCTCTTGTCCCATATAAAAACACTTCAAGATAAGTTTTTGCCAGGGATAAGGTTTCAAGTTACAAAAATATGGATGTTCGATGAATGTAATAATATCTACAATTTGATCTGGGTTAAATCTTGATTTTTCTGGAAGAGATGGAGGAGCAACTTCAGCTCTTGTAGATGGCATAACTTCATCTAAAAACTCTGAAGCATATCCTGATTCTTTTAGAAAATCAGTAACAGAGTTAGCTTGTTTCAATAATTGATTTTTTAGATCAAGTTGAGACTGTTTTGCTGTGTTGGGTTTTCTCATTAATTATCTTGTTGAATTTTTAGTTTTAAGACTTGGATTTCTTCTCTAATTTTTCTTTTGTCAGCTTCAGTATCCATTTGTTCATGAAGTTTAGCTAAAATTTCAAATATATTAATATTATATATTCCCTGATTATCTCTAGCTTCTTTGAGCATCATAATTTTGGTAATAAGTTTTTCTACCATAGATGCTCTTTTAAGTTTCATTTCATTATTTCTAGAGCAATCAATTCCACGAACATCATCTAATTCAACAAGTAAAGCAGTAAGTGCTAATTGATGTTCTCTGTATATCCAAGGAGCAATAAGTTCTTCTCTTTGCTCATAGTTCTTTAATCCTGATATGGAAATCTTTTTAAAATCACAATGCATTTCCATATGTGTGTTAATTTGCATCCAGTTCAATTTAGCATCAAAATGTTCAGCAAAAAAAGCAATAACTGCTTGATTTTTCTTTCCAGTATCTAAATAAACATGTTCTACTAAATCACGAAAAGGAGAAGTACAAATTACACATCTTGGTTCTATAAATTGAGGATAAGAAATATCGCTCATACTATCAGGGGGAAGAGGAACAATAGGTTGATCTCCTTCTCTTAATTCCCTGAACATTTTTGATGGTTTTTTAGGTTCATTGGTTGGAACCATCAATGCATCTATAGTTTCGTTATTATCTTCCATTTTAAGTGTTATACAAAGCTAAACAAGCCGCTTAAAAAAGCGGCTTGTTTGCTAAAAAATATAAAACTAGTCTCTTAATGCCCTTTTTAATCTTGCATAGGGAGAAACAGTGTCAGCAGCTTTAACCATAAATTCATCAGCTAATCCAAAACTAGCATAATGTCCTTCTGTAAATTTATCACTAGAAGATGTAGCATTGTTCAAATCAACATCTGCAGTACCTTTTCTCATAGATACTACATATTTATTCTTAGATGCAGTCTTAACTTCTGCTTCTTGAGATTGTGCGATTAACACACTATTTAAGAGGGTTTCTTCTACATGAGGTTTTAATGCAGAATGTAAATTTTCCATTCCAATAGAAGAACCTTGAGCCATTTCAGCAAGTCTATGCCAATAATTCAATCCTCTATCATCTGTTTTGACAATAGAGTGATTACCTGAGCAAAGTCTTTTAGCAAATTCTCTAGCACTTACTTTTGATAATGTTCTTTCAATGATTGGAGCACAATCTGAATATTTAGTAGGAACTACAGCAACTTCAAGAACTGAA